ATACTCCATTACAATCATTATTTCATGATGATGTCCTGCAGGATGAGTTACAATATATTGCATTTTATTAGTTGGAACTGGCACTCCTGGTGTAGAGTAATTTAACCTAGCTCCAGCTCTACCATCGGTTTCAATTTGCTCATTAACACCTAGAAATTTAAAATTTAATCCACCAACAAATTCTTTTACGTATGCTGGACCTAAGTCTACGGCACCTGCTACTACCCACATTCGTACATTCTCTGTAGGGGTTGTATGTTGATGAACATTTCCACCAATTAAGTCAAAATCATAAGTTGGTTGGAAAGTTATTACTGTTTTTACACAATCACTATCTAAATCAGCCTGAAGTCCAGAAGTTATCTCTACATCTTGATCATCATAAAACTTCATAGTGAAATCACCTCTAGCAATACTTTGAAAATCATTACTAAAACATCCACCAATTTTAGCTGTTTCCATTTCTATAACATGTGCTAAATATCTCCAACCTTTGTACGTTGTCGCAGCTTTTACAATTTGCCTACCATCATCATCTACCTCAACATCAGGTTCTATCGTAGCTTCACCTTGATGATTTGCAACAACAGTATCGCCTAATATAGTTTCATCACCACCACTAAGCGCATCTTTTGTATAAATATCAAGATCATCTCCAGAAGTTTCAATTCTATCTAATGCGATTACAATAGCACTTGTCTCATATTCGTCTTTTAAAGACGCTAAATCAACTTTTGCATTTGCTGTGTCTGTAGATATTGTATAGCTATATTTTGTAACTGCCATTATTCAACCCTCCAACATTCAATTATACTTTCATAAAGTGTAGAAGCTCTTGAAGCATTTGCCGGTCTAAATTCTAACTCTAACGTATGACTACCATTTGATAAATTAGTAGCATATATTAATATATTATTTTGAAACCTTTGATCCCCACCTCTATCTTTTGGTTCAATTCTTACTTCTTTTACAGGAGATCCGTCTAAAGCAACTCTTACGCGAATATCGTTTGAAGCAGAGTCGTGACCCCAAAGAAAATCAGCGTTTAATCTATATGTGTTTGTTCCTGAATTATCTGAGACATTAAAGTTTAATGTACTATACACTGTAAATGACCCTCCTGAAGTTGATAATGAACTAGTTCTCTCAATATAATCAAAATCTTTTGGACCATTTCTATTAGCAAGTTCTCTAATTGCTGGACCTGACTCCGTACTAGTAAGATCAGTTCCGGTATTATCAAAATTTTCCTGATCGGCATCTAGCAAGTCTGACACAACTTTAGTTCCCGATACTCCGTCCATAAATTGTACTTCTGTGCCACTCGATCCAACTAAAATAGTATCTGAACCTTCTAATGCTAAACCTTTTGCAGAAAGATAATCTTCACTTGGATTAGCCTCAGTAGGAGCCATGTCCAACTGTGTACCGGTAGTAGGATCTTCTAATTTTAATGGACGTACTTTGTCAACCATAACTTTCCTATAAATAGGAGGAAAGGAGCGTTAACTCCCTTCCGACTAACTATTAAACGGCTCTCTTACCGATAAATTGAATTTGTAAATGTAATTCAGTTGTTGATTTAGCAAAACCAACTTGAATTAATCTGTTACCTGCACCTGTTGGAACAGTGTTTGTTATCGCACCTGCTGTCGCATTATCTACAAAATATCTATCACCAGCTGTAAGACCTGATAATCCTGAAATTACACCATCAGAACAAATCTTAACTGGATTAGAAGCAGTGTTTCCTGTAGAAGCCATACCAACAATGTAATCAGTATTGCCACCATTTGATATATCAGCTAAAGATACAGTATTCGCAGATGAAATGTAAACAACTTCACCTATTGCAATTGTTTCACCAGCAGTATATTCAGAACAAGTTCTCTGCGCTTCTTCAACAATACTTAAGTTAGACCAAGCTGATCCATCCCAAGCATAGAGATTATCGTTTGTACTATCCCAAACTAAATAACCTTCACCACCATCAGATGGCGTAGCTGACGGAGCACCAGCAAGAGCAGGTAATCTAAACGCATCAACTTGATCCGCATTATCTGTGACAGTTGGAAATAAAACTGCAGCACCTGAAGCCATTACGTTTTCAGCATCTTGAAACATAATATCATCAGCAGCATGTGTACCATCAGTACGTGTAATACCGTCAGAAGTTGGATCAGTAAATGCTAAGTCTCCAGCATCTGAAATGTTGTCACCGTTCATATCAAGACCAGTTGTACTTAATACAGCACCACCACCTTGTACGGTATATGAGTTAAGCGTAATGTCATCTGCCGTACTGTTCATCTCTTCTGGCAAACCAGTTGCATTAATTTTTAAAAGTTTAATTTGAGCCATCAGTCCTCCTACTCAATTTCCTTTACCTCGTAAGTGTAAGGGTCAATTACTTTATTTTCTAATGTTGTTCCTAACGATTTTTCTAACTTTTCTCTAAAGTCGTCATATCCTTTTCTTAATTTCTCAACCTCCTCTTTTTGTTGAGATATTTTTTGTTGTTTTAAGGTTAGTTTTAATCTAGCTAAGTCTACTTCTCGGGCAAGACATTCAGCTTCTAGTCGGACCTTTTCTTGTTCCATCTGAGCGACTTTGATCTCTTCTAATGTACATCTCCATTCCCAATACTCAGCAGGAGATAGTGATTTCACTTTCTTCTTAGCCATAATTAACTCCTAAAATAACAAATCTTTTAACTTTTCTTGTCCTTGCTTCAACTTCGAAACATCGGACTGCATAAATAGCATTTTTTCTCTTTTCCAATCTTCATCACTAATCTTGAAATTGAATCTACCTCTTCCTCTTGCGATGACATGATAGTCGTGGAGCTTATATCCACGTAGTTCTATTAAAAATGAGGCAAACCATATATCTGTTGTACTTTTCATTAGAATGGATACCTCTTAGCTCTAAAATTTCCTGGTTCTAGACATACTTCAGTTGTACTTGTTGCATATCCCATAATCTGCACATATCCAGTTGTAGGAGGTGTTGAAGTCAATGTTCCAGACGTACTTAGAAAAACCTCTGCTCCTCGTGTTAATCCACTAAATCCTGAAACATATCCTAGGATTTTTACCTTAGCTGTAGTGCCATTTTTCTCTATAATTACACCAATCGATCTTTGATCATCAGTATTATTCGTACTAGCTTCAACCTTATTATCTGTTGTGGCAGAATGATGAACAACATCACCAACATTTCCACTAGTGCATTCAAATTCTTTGACAACACCTTCAGAGGTGCTTACACTATCCGGAACGGTTTCTAACTTCCCACAAAGGGGATCGAATTTTACCTTATTTACCATAACCTATCTAACTGTTAATAACTAACGGCTTCTGTTATATTATTATTACTATCGTATGTTAACTCAACCGTTCTAATTATCTTTCTATCTACTCCAGCAAGCTCAGTACGAAAGTGGAAAAAGTTAGTAGTTCCATCCTCAATGTCCGTAGTTGGACCTGGCTGCGCTGATTGTATGATTAACTTTCTATCTTCAGTAATTGATCTAAAGTAAGGATCTTTATCAATTGCTTCAGAACTTTTTGCAAGAGTTATTGATTCACTTTCATTTTCATCAATCGCTACTTCAATACCACCTGCTGAACCGCCTGGAGAAGGGTCTACTCCTAGCCCACCGACATTATACCAAACATGTTTAAAGCTGCCATCTGGTCTATATATTACAAAGTACCTTCCATTAAGTTTATTAGGATCGATACCATCTTCTGTAGTTATTTCTAGTCCTGTATCTACATCTCTAGTGGTAAACTTATTTCCTAGAGTAGAACTAGCTAATGCAGCAATTCTATCTACTGCTGTACCTGTAAACTCTGAGTCAGCATCTACCGCTGAGACAAGCTTAGAAGCCATTGTAGCTGGGCTATCTCCAGTAAGTATGTCAACCTTAATAGACCTGTTAACTTCCATTGTAGGCACTGTTACGTCCCCATCAACCGCAAAAAACACCCCTACCGGACCGACTGCATCCCAAATCTTAAAATGCTTCTGACTAAGGCTTGCAGGAGTTCTAGTTGATGCAAAAACAATAATACTATTTTCAGCAGATCCTTGAGTATCTCCATCTAGAAATACTGTACTTTCTTGACGTATTCCAGCATCATAATAAACAGCTTTTTCGATCTCACCAGCTCCATTTCCAGAAGCTACGTACGAAATTTCTACTTTTGTATATTCGTTCGGTACTAGACAATTAGCCGCAACAACTTTATGAGCATTCTCAGATGCAATATACCCATCTTTGACAATTTGTCCTGGGTCCATCTTCGTTTCTTCTAACGTAGAGTTATTCTGACTAGGTTGACTCATCTTATACCGAAGTTGTTAACGCTTTAAAATTTATTGTGAGTGAGCTGAAACCAGCATAATTTGCACTCGTATACTGTATTTGTCCTGCTGAAGTAATACTAAAATCTACTTGAGAATCGCTTCCAGTAGAAGTCATAGAAATACTCCAATCTGAATTTTCTTGAATGCCGTGGATTTCAAATTTCTCAAATAAATCTGCTGTAGCATCTACTGCGACAGAGACTTCGGCAAAAAAAGATCTAACTGTGCCATTAGCAAAAGAAAGACCGGTTACATTTGCGGCAGAAGCTTGATTATTAGCTCCAGAAAAACTAGTCTCGTCTAGATCACCAGAAGAGGGATTTGATAAACCCCCACTTCCTGGACCTAATTTAATATACTTCTTTTGTATAAGAGCCATTAATTATCCTTAATATTGATATTTAACTCTAACTACATCTGTTGCTACAAGAGCTGAAGCTCCACCACTAGCAAGATCACCTGCAAAAGTAATTCTTGTATTACCACCAGCACCACCAGTTAGATTTACTGTATAATCAACTCCTTCAACCTGAGTCGGAGCACCATCTGGTTGAAAATCAATTGAACCAGCAAAAGCAACATTAGCTAAATCGATATATTGATTAGTAATGTCACCAGCAATAAGTGTAAAAGATTCTTTATTATTGATTGGAGTATCAATTGCTTGAACATTACCATCTAATTTTCTAATTGCGGCATCAATTGTATCTGCAGCAGCTACTGTACCAGCACTAGCAGTGTATCCTGTAGGAAGAACAAATGACTGAGCATCAACAGCACCATCAGCATTGTTAAGTTCATTTTCTCCAATACCACCAGCTTTTACTCTAACAGTATCAGTATTGATTTCGATTGTTGAATCATCAACATTTACATCAAGTTCACCAGAACCAGCTTGAGTTAGACCAAGACCAGCAGTGTTAGCATTAAGTTTAGCTGCGGTAACTGAATCGTCGGCAAGTTGTGCTGTATCAATTCCAACATCAGCTACTTTCACACCAGACGCTGATTTACTTAAAGTACCGCCATCAAGTTCTAATGCTAACTGATTTGTAGCAATTGTTAAACCTTCTCCATCATGATCAACCGAAATTACATCAGAAGTAATATCAATACCATCACCACCGGAAAGATTATTTAAAGCGTTGAAGAAAACAAATGTAATATCATCGGTTCCGACAGTAGTTACTGAACCTTGTTGAACAAAGCTTTTACCTGCATTATTAGTACCTTCTTGAACAGCAGTATGAGCACCTTCAATTTCATTGATTGGAGATGTTTCATCAAAGTCTGCTGCTCTTGTTGGAGCACCGGAAGCATTAACTGTATATATACCATTTTCTGAAGCAGAAGCTTGATCTTTGATTAATATTCTATCACCGGTAGCAAGAACAATACCATCAACTGTATCACCATTTTCAAAATCTGAAGCAAGCGTACCTGCAGCAGTTGTAGCTACTCTTACAGCTTCTTTAGGCTTAAGACCTTCAAGAAGTGCGTCTACTTGACTTTTTCTTACAAGATCGTTTCCAGAAGAAGCATCTGAAGTTACTTGAGGAACTGAAGAAAATTCAATTACGTCTGAAGCATTTACTTTTAGAATGTTAATGTCAGCACTGTTTGCAGCGTTTCTTGCTCTAAGCTCACTATTATTATCTAACCGGACTTTATCCTGATCAACTGCATTATCTTCAATAAATTTCTTTTTAATTTGTGACATGTTTTCCCCTTTTAATTATATGTTATAATAAGTTTGTCGCCTGTTTCGACTAATCCATCCATTCCTAAACCATTCCAATTTAACGTAGTTCCAGATACTGTAAAATCATCACCGTATGTCTGCTCTACACCACCAACAGTTACTCTAGTTTTAGCAGGAGTTGTTGGAGCTTCTGTTAACGTAACATTCTTATTTGTTATATCAGTTCCAGTAAGTGTAATTACAGCTTCTGGTTTATAAAGTGTTTGACCTAAGTCTGTTCCATCTAAAGTAATATTAGGAACATTTAATGTATCTGTTCCAGTATCGTAGTTAAAATCACTATCGCTAGTAAGACCACTTCCTGAACCAATTGCTACTTCACCTGAAGGTACAGCAGATGCGCCAGAAGACCCTTGAAATCCAGAAACAATAAGCTTAAAACTTGGAGTGGCATCAAAATTAGTTACTTCAACTTGAAGTTTATCATACGCTTGAATACTAAAAGTTTCATTTACGTTACCAGTTGATGTCTTTAAAGTAGTAAATGTACTCTGCCCATCAATTTTAGCTCTAAATGTAATTTCATTAGATCCGTTAGCATTTTCAACTACAACTCTGACAAGACTTAGATTAGCAATATCATATTCACCATTGACTATGCCAGCAGATGTTATAGTTGTATCTATTTTAAATTTTCTTGCCACTATCTCTCCCTACGGTAAGAATCCTGAACCACTAAACCTAACTTCAGAACCATCTAACGTAGTGCATTCTATTTGCAATAACTCATATGTATCAACGCTAAGAGTTACATTATCACTGCCAGTAATTGTAAGTAAATCATTCCAAGTACTAGCACCTTTTAGTTTTGCTCTAATAACAAATTCATTTGAACCTCCAGCATTCTCAACTACAAATCTAGTAAGATCACTATCTATAATATCGAACTCACCTAATATTCCGGTTTGTTCAACTCGCTGGGTTATTTCAAATTTAAATCTTTGATTTCTACTCATCTTTATCTTTGTCTTGCATTTTACGCCATCCGTAGATCCCACCAACTGAACCTACCATAGCAGCAAAATCAGCTCCACCAAACGGACTCATTTTGAAAGCTCCTAAAGTCATTCCTGCTACCAGCACTTTCATTAAAGACACTAAAAAAGTAGACACTAGAAGTGTCATTGTTACAGATTTCTTACCTGTCTTAGGATCTTTAAGCCACATTATAAGCCTCTATCTGAAAAGAATGAAGCAGCTAAAGCATCAGCTTCTGCAACGGTATAATTAGATCCAGTATCATCATTGTGAAAGGTTTGAATTCTAGTTGATAGTTCAGACTCTGTAATTTTTTCAAGGTGTCCTGCTGGAGTATCGTCAGTAAATGCTGGAACGTGATCTGTAGTTGTATCGTGAGTCATTCCAACTAATTCTCCATCTTTGGACCAATAACCACCATCTTCAATAAACGAAGGCTTTACTTGTCTACCGTGATGCGGATCTCTGTGAAGTTTATATTTAACTATGTGTTTCGCCATCGTCATGCTCCAATTTCAATCTAGTGTCACCTTGAGTAATCATAGATTGCTCATTATATAATTCTCTACCTTTAAGTTTAATTATTGTTTCAGGATGATTAGCATACTTATCAGCCATTCTCTTAAGAAAATTAAGTCTTCTATTAGGATCAAGTTTTACTTTCTTTGCTGCTTCAAGTTCATTAAGATTTTCATTTTGTATAAACCATTGTATCTGTTTAGCAGTTTCTATTTTTTCTTCTCGCATATAAAGATCGATTTCTCTTTGTCCATCAACTTCAGAGATACCTTGTTGAGAAAGATAAATCGTATTACCTGGACCAATACATCCAGAAGATCCCCAATCATTTAAAGCTTGATTAAAAGCTGTCATAATGTGGTGAATTGGCTCTTCTCTTTCAAAATCTTTTTCTGTATAAGAAACTTCTTGTTTTTCTTCATCCCAATAGCCACTTTCTTTAGCAACTGTATTCATTTGAAGAACATAATTATCTATTTTACGAATTGCAGCCGCATAGTAATGTTGTGATTCTTGATAACCAACCATTAATTCTAAAAGTTCTGCTTCTAGTATTTCTTTATCATATGGGCATTTTGATTTCTCAGCTTCCCATTTTTTCTTTTTCATCTTTGCTTTAACTAACTGTAACTTACTTAGATTTTGTCTAATTGCTGTTTCACTTTTATTAATTTCAGCAAGACACTGTCTAATGGTCCTAATAGGAGTCCATTGATGTAGTGTCATAGAATTATCCATATGCTGTGATTGAGTTTTAGCAAAAAAAGATTTGTTTTCAACTAAAGTTGGTTTAATTGCTTCATACCTTTGAATCATAGGTCTGATCTCAGGCATTGCTTCTAAAAACTCGTCACCTAAACTTACTTCTAAACTTTGATTATTTAGTAAAGTTAAATCCATAAATTATAAACCTCCATGATCATTAGAACAACCAACAGCTGATTCAACGCCATCCGTAGGACCAGTAATATCGCCAAAATCTGTTGTACTAGTACCAGTTTCAACTACTAAATATTGAATTGTATCTACTCTTACACTTGCGTCCGTTTTTCCACCAAATAAGTATATATTAGTTTTAGAACTTGCTGCTCCACCTTGTGAAACTTCTTGTACAGTTAAACTGCCCCAATTTGTAGAATTTCCTAATGTTGCAATAGTAACTTCTTCCATCGCATCTCTATCACCAATACCCCCACACGCAATATATCTAGTAGCACTTGAACCACCATTATTTCTTTGAACAGCAACTAATAAATCACCAAAATCTGTAGCGTTACTAGTTGTATCTATTTCTACATATTGAATTACATTTGAAGTAGACCCTGCATTCCCTGAAAAAATTGCTCTTGTTGTAGAATTACCACCATTAGAAGCTGGTCCAAAAGAAGCAAGTGTATCACCAAAATCTGTCCATGTACCTAAAGATCCCCACGAAGCATAATCAATAACATTACCACTATCATAACCGTATGATAATGTTCTACTTGCATTTCCTGCACCACTGGGAGATGATTTTACTACTGTTAAAGTACCTACATTTGTAAAGTTACCAGTTGTAGCAAAAGTTGCTGTTTCCACGTCATCAGTTGTAACAACAACCGGTCTTTCAGTACCACCACCATAAAGTGCTGTGGTAGCATCACCAGACCCAAAGCCATTAGATTTTGCAATTGTCAAATCTCCAAAATCTGTACTGTTTCCCGTTGCTCCATCCATTGGTATATAACTAACAGCATCTAAACCACCAATAAAAGTATCTGCTACGGTTGAACTATAATCTAATCCACCCATAATAAGTGCTCTTGCACCACCTACAGGACCACCACCAGAAGCTTCACCACTTAATTGATAACTATGAAGAACTGCTTCAGTAGCGTTAATTGCTGTATAAATTGGAAATGCATCATCAGGAGCTGTTGTAGTTACATCACCTGCGGTAGTATCATCTAAGTAGTAAACATCTCCAGCTGTTAATCCAGATAAAGTTATAATAGGACCAGAGGGAGTGTATGTAAAGTTATTTGCATCGTCTACAGTAGTTACAATACCCACACTTTGAGCATTTGCACCACTATCAGCCTGAGCTTTTTCATATTCATTATTTGTACCATTAGATTTAATTACATCACCAACTGCAAAACCATGTCCTGTTTGATTAACATCTTTAGTAGCAGAAGTTCCTACTGGATCAGACCAGCTTGTATCAGTACCATCAGAAGTAAGTACTTGTCCTGCTGTACCAACTGGAAGTCTAGTAGTAGTGTTTGAGGAGTTTCTATAAATTATATCCCCTCTAGTTGTCATAGGATCAGCTAAACCATCTTCATCAGCCCAACTAACATCAGTACCATCAGACTTTAAGACTTGACCATTAGTACCAACGCCTAATCTATTAGTTGTATTTGTAGCATCTCTATAAATTACATCACCACGAGTAGTCATTGGATCAGTCAAACCAGCAGATTCGTTTTGCCATGATGCAGTTGTACCATCTGATTTTAATACCTGACCATTTGAACCAATTGGTAGTCGTGATTCTTGATTTGATGCATTACCAATAACAAGATCACCTTCGGTTGTAATAACATCGTCTTGCTTACTATCGATTTGTGTTTGAGCATTTGAAGTAAGAGAATTTATATGTTGAAATTCAGTATTTGAAACTGAACCGTCTGCAATCTTTGCAGCATCAATACCAGCTTCAAGTTCAGCATCGCCAATATTCGTTATTGTATTATTGTCAGCATCTATTGTTTTATTAGTTAGCGTTTGAGTTTGTGTATCGGTGACAACTTCCCTATCAGCACCTTCTATATGGGATCTCAAACCTTGATTTTGATTGTTGTAGATAGCACCTTCAGTTGATGCATCGTATGTAATAGTACTGCTTTCTTGTTTAAGCAATATACCTTTAAAAAACTTTAAAAACTTTAGCATAGTTATGTCCTCTTAGTCTTGTTCCATTGTTGATGCTTTGAAAGTGATTACCCCAGAAATCTGTCCAGAATAATCCTGACTTGTATATTGAACTTGTCCAGCAGAAGTAATGCTAAATTCAATTCCACAGTCACCATCAAATAAAGTGCTATCGGATTGCGCATTCCCCCTAGAAAGTTCCCAACCAGAATCCCCCTGAAAAGCATACATTTCACCTGCTTCAGTGATTTTGGTTCCGTTATCTCTAGTAATTACATATGTGATCGTAGCTTGGGCTACATTAGAAGTAGCAAAAGATAAACCAGTTACATTAGCTGGAGTAGCTTGATTATTTACGAATGTAAAGTCTGTAGTAGTTACGTCAAGTGGACCTTGCGTAGTATTGAGAACATTAGCAATTTCAACTAGATAGGCTGTTAGCTCTTCTCCGTAATTTTCTTCTCCAACTTCTGGGATTTCAAATGATATATTATTAATAATTACGGTCTTAGACATAAAATAACCCTCAATAGTCCTACTTATACTTGTTAATCGTGTGTAAGTTGTTGAATCTTAATAAAAAAAAGGGCAGCCATTGCAGCTGCCCCATAATTTGGAAGGAGAAGTCACTAGTTAGTGATTCCTGTATAAAGAATTTGTTTATTAGGCTTGTGACAGAAAAGTGCCCAATCTGCGTAACATCTTAGCTCGAAACCAGCTGCGTTTTCAAGAGGACGGAAGAAATCTTCACCTTTGTCAGGAATCTTGAAAGTTACATCAGTAGAACCAACTTTTTCGAATTCGTCAAGAACTAGACCGTAAGCGAATCCTTCTTTTACGTAAGTGTGAGGGATAACTTCGATAGATCCATTTTGAGAATAGAATTTAATTGATTGATGACCAGCTTCTGCCTCAGAAACTCTGTAGCTTTGGTCATATTGACGGAAAGCAGCAACATCTGAGATTAGAGTTGACCAAGTTGGAGGAGAAACGTAAAGTTTGATATCTTCGTCAAGACCTTTTCCAGCAGCTTTAGCAATACCTTCAGAGATTTTGTCGAAAGAAAGTTGACCACCAACTAAAAAGTTAGTTGATTTCCAAAGATCGTAAGTAGCAGCATCAATCTCAAAAAGAGTGCCTGTGTTAGTTAAGATCTTGTGAATACCAGCAAATTCTTTACCAAAAGCAGTAGCTTCGTAAAGATCGTGACCGTTAGCCACACCAGCAGGAAGGTTATCAAAAGTTAGTTGTCTTGCATTTAGATCAACAGAAGTGATCTGAGCAGTTCCAAGTTTAGTTGTACCGTTGTAGAAATCAATTTTCATCTTTTCTGAACCAACCCAAATACCAGATGCCCACTCTGCAGTTTGCATAGTTACAGTATTTGAAGCAACAGAATCAACCTTACCAAGACCAACTTGTCCATAAAGACACTCAGCCTCAAGCTTTTTAGTGATTGACTCAACCATGTTCTCAACAAGGTGTTTAGTATTTCTAACGAATGCGCCTTCTGATTTTTGCGCTCTTGAAGCAGCACCGTAAGAAAGGAAAGAACGAAGAACGATCTCATTACCTTTTACAGTAGCTTGCTTCACAGTACCAGCGATTGGTGCTTCTAGTGTGAAGGCATCACCTTCATCGCCACCGTAAGTAACACCATGCTCGTTTGCAAGAACAATAGGAACATTGTAGTTTAAACCACCCATCTTTTCAGAAGGGATAAAATCAATTTCTGGAAGAATTTTTACTGAGCTTGGGATAATCTTATTGAGTTTCTCAGCGTAGACTTTCTTAAAATTACCATTAAGCGTTTCGACATTATTAGCTGTATTAGACATTATTTACTCCTTACTTCATTAAGTATGTGATCATTAATTCAAGATCGCCATCGTCACCAGTGATATCCTGATCACTGTCAAGTTCAACTAGTAGATTTCCACTAGCAGATAAAGATACTGAAGCAGCAACTGTACCGTAAGCGGCAGGAGCTGAAATAACTTCGCAACGAAGTGCTTTAGCCATTTCACCCACTTCTTCACCAACTAAAGCTACATAGAAGATACCGTTGGCATCACTAGGAGCTGGAGAAAGAGTTTCACCAAGTGGAGTAGTAATGTTGTCTTGAGTTTCAGTTGCAGTAACCATTGCAGATCCTAGATCGGCTTTAGCAACACCAGATGTCATGTTGATTTTTGCTGAAAGATGCACCGTTTTTAGAATACGATTATACAGAGCATCACTTTTTTGTTGTAAATCCATATTAAACCTCAAAAATTTAAAGGAAGTTGATATTAAAAAACTAAGTCGATGTCTCTTTTCGTTTCTCGGTTATGCGGTGGGCTTGCGCTTGCACTACAGCCTCAAAATTATTGAGTCTATCTACCTATACTTGTTAAAAAATCTTGACAAACACTTGAAAAATGTGATATACTAATAAATTCAAGTATTTATCTATATTGTTTACCTAAGTTCTTAAAGAATTCTTTTTGTTTGATCTTACCTTTAGATTTCTTCGCAAATGGATCAACGTCTTTTACTGTATCTCCTCCACTATCTTTAATCTTTTTGGTAGGCTCATTCTTTTTAAGTTCTTTAATTTGCTTAATCATATTTTGACGAATATTGTTAATTCTATCTTTTCCAACAAAATCAGCAAGTTCATCGTCACTAAGACTATTTAGAGTTCTTTTGGCATTTTCATATAATTCTTTCTTAACTAAAGGAGCCACTTCTTTTACGCTAAGATTAACCTTATACTTCATACCAGCTTTCAAGTACTTAGCAATGGTTGATAAAGTTTCGGGATCTTGTGGGAGGTTGTGAGCCTTAATTTCGGTCATAATTTCCTGCTCAAGCTCATTCGCTACACGTTCTTCCATTTCACGTCTTTGTGAATCTCTAGCCTCTTGCTCTCTTTTCTGCACTTCTTGCTGTAATTTCTGTAGCTTAGCCTCTAAAGCTTCTTTTTCCCTTTGTTCAGGACTTTTTTGAGCCTCTTCAAGCTCTTTATTCATAATTGCTTGAGCAAAAGCTTTGGCATCAAATCCAAGCTCTTCACTAGTAAGTAATGTTACTGGATCATGTTTAAGTGCTTCGAGGAAATCTTGAATATCCTGTTGAGTTTGAGCCATTTCTTTTTTTAGTCCAGCCGCTTCTTGCATACGTTTTTGAGCAACTTTAGCAAGTTGAAGTTTTTGGATGAGGGCTTGTTCGTCAGCAAGATCTACTTCTTCCTCGACTTCTTCACCATCTACCTTTAGGCTGAATTTCTTTAATTGATTTTCAAGTTCTTGTTTAGCTTCTTCTACGGCATCTTGCGTAGATTCGGCAGATTCTTGATTTTCTTCACTAGCTACTTCGACTTGTTCAGTTGATTCCTCTGTTTGAGGTGCTTCTACAGGTGCAGTTTCTACTGCTTCAGTTGTTTGTTCTGACATATTATACTCCATTGTAAATTACCCTAATCGTTTGGTATAGGGGTTTATTGAAAGTAGGTTATCTTTGGTTTCTTAGTTGTTGTTGTAGTTCTTCACCAGTAACTGGTTGATTCTCAAACTCTCCTGGGGGATTTGGTGTTGTTGGCACCTGTGGTAAATCGTCTGGATTCACTCCACCAGTAGGTTGAGATAAGTTAGCTGCACCATCTTGCATTACCGGATCATTGCCCATAGGCATAGGTGGCATTGGAGGAGCTATCGGAGTCTCTCCTCTAAGCTGTAATAGTATTGGATCAGCATACATAAGAGCTTCTTTATGTTCTTGAACATGTTGAAGGACTAGTGCTACTAATTCAGGATTCTCACGCATTTTAGCATCATCTAATAATGCAAGGTGTCTATTTATATGTTTTGAGTGAACATCCGTGATAATCATTACTGGCATCTGTCCATTTAACATTTGCTCGTTCTCAGAAGTAATTAGATTTTCTGTTCTAACTGGATCTTCGGTAGCAATTTCTAAATTTCCGGTTTCTAATATGGAAATATATTGAGAAGGGTCTGTTAAAAGTTGGTATTGTAAAAGTTCTGATGCCATCTGTACGCGACCAGCATGGGTTTTAGCAAGTGGGTTACCTGCACTAACTACGACACGACTAATATTACTAAGATCTCTCTTATCAAATTCTTGAAGATAACTTCTATTTTGTTCTCCAACAATTGCAGCTACACGTTTGGTATTAGCATACATTTGTAGAGTCTTAAGAAGTCCTATACCAACATCTTCAATAAGTCTATTATATTGATTTGCTAAACCTGACATAAATTGGATACTGTTTGACTGCATAAGTGCAAGTGAAGTACCTGATCTAAGATTAGCTTCGGGATTACCTCTAATAACTGAGTTAATACCTGAAATAGTTTCCATTGTTTGAATTAATATTTGTAAATATTCAAAAACTTCTTTAGGGGTATTAGTAAGGTTGATTGCTTCTGGTTTACCAGCATTTGGATTACCTTCAATGATATTTAAACCACCTGCTAAGGCTTCCATTGAAATATCGGCTCCTCTAGGAACATAAATATTCTGCACACCAAAGGCTTGTTGGTTTGTGAGAATTGTACTGTAGAGCATATTAGCTGCTTCTTGGAGCGGCATTAAATCAAATAGTGGAGTATATCCATATGGGGTTCCAAGAATATCTGCAGGAGCAATACGATACATTGGAATATCATAGTAGGGAAGAGGTCTGTCGTCTAAAACAATCTTCTCTGTTAAGAACATTAGGTAACGACCGTCAGCAATAGCCTCTGTTTTTCTATGATAGAATTCATATACTGCAATATCGTTTGACTCTTCAAAAGCAAAATTGTGATTAGGATATCCTTCTAGTTCTGATTTTGTAGGAATGTTTTTTATTTCCTCTTCAAATTCAGGATATTTTGCAATAACATCATACTTGTTCTGCCAGTTCCTAACCATGATCCAATCATGATTGTTGTTTTCTCTTGAAGCATCAAAAGTTACATCGTACGCTGACTTCACTTCAAAATTAACATCACCTTCGTAAATGTAAGTTCCAGTTTCTTCATCATATAAAGGCTCACCCATCTCATCTGTAATAGGTTCACCATCCATTGCATTCCATTCCATTCGTACCCAAGAAGATCCTTGAGCGATAGCTTGTTCAGTAGCGTCTTTAAGGATTTGTTCTAGTTTCTTCTCTCTCATGTAATAGTCAAGTAGACCATTAGCAAGTTTTGTTTGTGTGCGAGATTTAAAATCGGTATTAATAGCTCTTGCTTCCATAGTAGGTCTAGAAGCAGTAATTAGATTTAGCATGTTAGTGCCAATATTTCTAATGTGGTTAACTGTAATACTAGTTAGTTCACCTTGCTCACCTTCAAAAGTTATTTCGTGAGCATTTCCACTATCTGCATAAGTCATACCATGGTACATTGCGTATAATTTTTTTAACTTGTCTAAGTATCCTGAAGAGTGAGCTGATTTGTAGAAGTTATTACTTTTGGTCAACAAATAGTCAGCTGTTTTCTCTGGCTCATTTGCTGCAAAATATATATCGTTATGTTTCTTACTTGACATAATTACCTCTTCTTATAGGTGGACTTAAGAGAAAAGATCTCTTGAACTCCCTCTTTAAATGTGCCTTTGTCGGATTTGTATTTGGGTGATATAAAACTATTACTGTTTAAATTTAAATCAAAATCTGCTGGATAAGGGTTTTTGTGGTGTTGTACATTACGTACTAAATATGTTAACATTGCTACACCATCATAGTGACCTGCATCAGGACTGCGAGAGAATGTTTTACGATTGTGGTCTTTCCAGGTAGCATTTTGTAGATGGAAAATTAAATTCTTACATCTTGGATGGATTATGATACGTTCCTCATTAATCATCATACGAACAAGGTTAATCATTACGTCTAAGTTATCTTTAGAGGTGGGAGTAAATTGAAGTCCATGTTGTAAATATAAATCGTTTAATACGAAGTGATCGATATCTGATACGCGCATATATGGTTGATAAACATCATCACTTATTAGACTGTCTTGCCAAAGTTCCTGTTCTTTATCGTAAATTGAATAAGCTAGGTGGTCGGTTCTAAGATCTTGAGGCTTATCAAATACAAGTTCATCTTCAATAACTATTTTACCAGCTCTAAAATCAAAATATGCAAATCCAATGAAAGTTAAATCTCTAAAACCAAGGTCCATACATACGTAAGTATCGAAGTATGGAGGTCGTTTCCACTCTTTGACAATTTCTTTTAGTTTAGCGTCATTAGCTTCGGGAATGACCGCCAAACTATCGTCAACAATAAATTCCG